CGGGGCTTAACCGGGTTTTTCCCGAGGGAACTCCGTACCTTGACTAGAAGTCTATCTCGTCCAAAGACACCGTGCAATCCGCACGGGAGTGTCTGACGAGATTCTCCAGGACAGGTGCAGGTTTCCTAGAAAAGACCGTAATTGGGTCAGTGACACGAATGGTCGCAGGAGCCTTAGAAGAGAAGTGCTTGATGCCCTTCCAGTCTGAGACTCGCTTCGATTCAGCATCCTCCGGGATTTCCGAAGGTACACACCCCGCAGGGAGTGAATTGCTGTACGAGCGATCGATTGTGTATACATACCCGATGTCCCGCATATCCCGACGGACGAAGGTCCGGGCAATCTTCCGATGGTAGACCTGGAAATCCAGATCTGTCTGAGGAAGACCATCCTGACCGAGTCCACCATAAAGGTGACTAACGTCTAGGGATCTAGGGGTTTTCTCAAGCTCTTTCTTGAAGATCGAGACAATGAGACCCTTGGGGACACCTCTCCGAATAAGGGTTGGGATCGACTGGGTATGTCCGGCGCTGAGTGCACCGAACTTCCCCGTTCCCAGGCATCTACCTTGGTAGAAAACCTGTGAGTCGATCGAGCCCCAATTTGGAGAAACATAGTTCTTGCCCACGGACAGGGACAAGCCAATGGTAGGGCAGAAAGCCTTCCAGGCCTCATACTCCCGGGGTGTGACCTTCGCGAGAAGGTCATCACCATGGAAGAGGGCAGGAAGCTTGCCTACCGGCTTTCCCATCGTGTGTGACAGGGTAAAGGCGTTTGCCAGGCATAAGAGAGGGAAGGAGAGAAGGGACCCCATAAGTTGGCCATTAGTCTGCCAACAATCAGGGATTCCCATCTCTGGTGGATACTCACAGAGGTGAGGTTCCATCTCTCTCTTCACTAAATTCCATAAATTCTCAGGGATATAGCTCTCAAGGGAGCTCAACCCTGCATGGAATAGGTCCTGGTGCAAGCCATCGGTGGCAGATGTATAGTCTCCGGAAAGCCAGAGACCCTCCCGCAGTCGTAAACTGTCAATCTGATCCTGATAGTTTGGATCAAAACAAGGTTTAAACTGCGCATACCCTTTAAGACTCTGAAGAAGAGCCTTCTGAAGGGGTTTTAGGAGAAAATTCTCAGCGGTACCGACCGTGATGGTTCGGACCTTGAGGGGTTCGGTAAGAGGGACTACCTTCACACGATTGTGTGGCTTCGACACAGGTTCGAAGCGGGCAGAAACTCCGGGGCCAATTGGCACCCGAGAGTAACCCTCAGCGATGTTGTTATCATAGAAGATACAACGCCGTTCCCATTCTCCAAGGAGGATATCTACCACTTGCTCCGCGAACTTATGAAGTAAGTTCGAACTAAGAACCCTGACTGAGCTACGTCCATGGCTAGGAGCCCCATTGATAGAGGTCTCTTGGCCACAGTCACAGACTCGGTCAAAGGCAGTACGGACCCGTCCGGGGATGTCTGAAGGGACATCCTTAAACAGGATCCACTTGCCTGCACGCTTCTCAATGTAGAACTTGATTCTACGGCAGATGGCACCAATACTGTGGAGCTGTCGAGACAGCTTTCCAGTAGCCTGGTGGTAACTATGGTTAGACGAGTAGAGGATGATAGGCGAGGTAAACCTCATGCCTTTCTCCCTCAGGTCTGCCATAGGGAGCACATGGTCGCAGGTTGAGTTCAATGTAATGAACTCTTCAGCTTCCAAGGGCTCGGTGCTCTGCTTATGAGATGTCTGGAGGAAATCATCAATCATTGCAAGAGGCTGCTGTTTGTAGCCATCCCAATGACGTGTAGATGAATTCCGGACATACACGGTTTCGGAAAGACTCCGGTCCAGACGAGCTGCTAGCTTGCTAGCGATCTTGTTCTGGAGGAGTGACTTCCCGCAACCAGGTTCACCAGACACCAAGATGGTGATTGGATCCAACCTGGGTTGTGAGGGCTGAGTGACATTCATGTAAGATGACTTGTATGAACGTCCTACTCCGCCCAAACCGCGCTTAAACTCATATGAAGCGTGATTCTTAGGAAGGCCAGCGTATTGCTGGCTTAGGAGCATACCCGTTCGTTTCATGAAGGGTTCGCAGAATTTTGCGAACTTCTCAAGGACGGCTGGGTCAGTCGAGGTGACTTGACCTACCGTCTCTGAGTGCTTGACTAGAGCATCCTTAATGAACGAGTCCGGGACCCGCGCTGCCAAAGCTTTGGTCTGCATAAGGTCCCAGAACACACGAACTAAGCGTTCTTCATCATACTTCGTGACCACATACGAATGGATACGTCTGTGGTACTGAGGATAGAAGAGATGCTTAGAGTCCATAATTACCTCAGGAAGTTCCTGTTCATGAATGACAGAGAACTTGTGTGCTAAAAGACCTTTGAAGATCTTAGGCCATTGTTTCTGAGGATAGGGCGAGAACACTCGTTGGAAGTGACTCAATTGGCTTTTCAGGTGAAAACTGAACTTGCCCTTGAAGTTGATCTGATGCCAGACACGAATGCAATTTGCATAAGTGTCTAAAGTTGACATAGCCTTCAAGTCCGACTTTCCATTGACCTTGCGGTCGCTAGGACAAGTAGTACGGCGCCTCGACACGGGAACGACCCTAATACCTGGGGTTGTTTTCGTGTTAGCAGGTAGTTGTATTTCGGACTCCCTTACCGTTGGTAAAGGATAATGCGGTTACCCAATCGCACTAGTCCTATCCTGTTAAGGTTTTGGGGTGGGCTGCACCCCCCGGTACCTGTCCTAAATAGGACACCGGTGGTTGTAAAGTCACAGCATGAGCTCTCTCTTGAACAAGAACAATTTCGAGAGAGGACACGATCACGTCACTTCTGACAACCATTCACTTACGCACAATGCAATGGTGAATGACCACTATTAGGTGGGCTTATCCGTCTGCTGGGGTCTAATGAGAACTCCAGCGAACGGGAGGAAGCCATCTGGGAGCAATGCCTTCCTAGTCTAATTCTGTTCAAGAACAGGCTAAGACAAGGAAGAATGCTACTCCAGGATGGCAACCCCAACTACAGGCCTGATTCGTTCGTAGAACAAGTCAAAGCGTGTAGTTAAAGGCCACTTAACGGGTGAAGACAGGAGTCTCCACATGTGGAGTCACTTGTACACGGTACTGGTTAGTGATAACCAGGTTAGTCCAAGCCGAGAGGCGAGATCGG